TTATCTGCGTGGCATTCACCTTTTTCACATGTCAGAAGATAGGGTTTCTAGAGTCTCTCAAAGAGGGCGCCATCTTCGCAGTTCCATCCTCCCTGATTCCTGCGTTGGTTCACTATGTCCCCGCGGTATCCCGTCCATTTGAGAACGTGTTGCGAGACTACCTGTATGTCCCACCTGAGAAGGCGCCGATGCTTGGCGTTGGATACCTTATGATGCTTATCGCATGGATTATGGGGGCGCGCATGATTGGAAGTATTCAGAAGGCAGTGTGTATTCCGACACCTGATGAGGTCGCGGAATTCAAAGCGCGTCTTCAGAAGAAGGTTGCTAAGGAGGAACAGAAGGAAGAGAAGCGGAACGCAGAGGTTACGAAGCAAACTTGAACTTCGCACCATAGAGCGTTAGTCCATATGCGACAACTGCGAGAATGAAGATCCACCACCAAAGGGGAAAGACGGTGGAATCACGAGACCCTGTTCCAAAGGGACGTACACGACCCTCGCGACCAAACGCGACCGAGGGACGGATGTACAGGAACGCGGAAATCAGAAAGAGATAAATCGTCACCATCCAGAGTCGGTGATTGTCTCGGAACAGAACGCCCATTATCCTTTCCTGACGAAAAACAACGATGGCGTTTGTGCTACCAAACAGGAAGGCATTTGCCGACCATGTAGCACGAATCTTCCTCAAATACCGGAAGATTGACAAGGATCCCCTGGATGAAGCAGATACGGAGGCGGACTTGTGTGCGCGTCAGGGTGACATGTCCAAGGGATCAGGTAAGTTGTTCCCATATCAAGCACTGGTTCGCGACTACCTTGCCATTGAATCCCCGTATCGCGGACTTCTTCTCTACCATGGTCTTGGATCTGGAAAGACGTGTTCCTCTATCGCGGTGGGGGAGACCTTGCTCAGTCAGAAAAAGATCATTGTCATGCTTCCTGCTTCCCTTCAGGAGAACTATCGGCAAGAGATTCGTAAGTGTGGAGATCCCGTGTATCGCAAGGAGAACAATTGGCAAGAGAAGTTTGTCCGATCTGATGCCGATCGTGAAGAAGCGAAACGCTTGGGGATTTCCGATACTTTCTTGGGAGTCACTGCGGGTCGTTACTTCGTCACACAACCTGGTCAACCTTCCAACTTTGCCACTCTTTCCAAAGATGTTCAAGTCCTCATTCAGCGTCAGATTGAGGATCTTTTGAACCAGCGTTTCACATTCATCAACTACAATGGACTGACCAAGGACGCGGTTGGGAAACTTCTCGCAGATGGGAATCCATTTGAGGAGTCGGTGGTGATCATTGATGAGGCACATAATTTTATCAGTCGTGTTGCCAATGAGTCTGAGATTGCGACACCAGTCTACCAAGCAATCTTGAAGAGTCCGACGACGAAGGTTGTGGCACTCTCCGGAACCCCGGTCATCAACGCTCCTCGTGAAGTTGCGCTGTTAATGAACCTTTTGCGTGGATCCATACAGCGGATCACAATTCCATTGAAGGTTGCGGGGCAATGGGATGAGTTGAAGATGACCAATGTCTTCCGTGGAATTCCGGATGTCGATACCATCGAGTTCAACGCAGTCAAAAAGGCGGTGTTGCTCACTCGCAACCCACCCCAGTTCCGGAGTGTTTACAATGAGAAGGGTGATCGGACCTCTGTCCAATACGTGAAGGATCTGACATGGACACCTGATCCTCTCGCATGGGTCCAGAAACTCCAACCTCGGTTAGAAACTGAATTGCCCGGAGTTGAACTTCAAGTCGAACGTGTATCCTTGGAAGATCTCGAATGTCTACCATCGGATCCTAAAGAGTTCGATACTCTGTTTCGCGATGGACTCGCGATCAAGAATCCGATGTTGCTCATGCGTCGTATTCAGGGTCTGGTCTCGTACTTCAAGGGTGCCGATGAACGTATGCTTCCAAAGCGCGTGGATGATGACAAGACCCTTGAAAAGATCACGATGTCGACGGAACAGCTGGGTGTCTATCTCCAGACCCGCTTCCAAGAGATCCAGCGGGATGCCAAGCGTCGCACACTTAACGATGATGGAGGAACCTACCGCGTCGGAAGTCGTCTTGTGTGCGATTTCACGATTCCATCCGAGTTGCGAGATACCACGGAACCAAATCCCACAAATGAGAACCAGGTGTCAGACAAACCCGAAATCCTTGCGAAGTTGCGGGAGCAGGCAGACAAGTATCTGACCGAAGAAGCGCTTGCGAAATGGAGTCCCAAGATGTTGAAGATGTTGCGCAACCTGAAAGACAGTGTTCAAGGAGATGCTCGTCGTAGTCAGTTCGTATATTCTCAGTACCGGTCTCTGGAAGGATTAGGTGTCTTCTCCGCGATCTTAGAAGCACATGGATTCCAGCGGTATCGCATCGTGAACGAAGGAGGGCAATGGAAAGAAGATCCGTCTATGGACGATAAACCAGCGTATGCCTTCTACACAGGCGAAGAGAAACCTGAAGATCGCGAGATCATGCGTCAGGCATTCAATGGTCTCTACAGCGATACATTTCCTCAGTCTCTAAAAGAGAGTATCCAAGCACGCGGCAAGAAGTTGCTGTGTGTCCTGATGGCATCCCGTAGTGGTGCCGAAGGTATTACACTCGCCAATGTACGCCATGTCCACATCATGGAACCGCACTGGAATCCCGCAGTCACTGAACAAGTGATTGGTCGTGCGATTCGTATCTGTAGTCACGCGTCATTGCCTCTCGCAGAGCGTACGGTACGAGTCTCGTACTACCTCTCCATTCTTCCAGAGAGCGCCAAGACAGGAACCGATAATAACTTGGTGTTCATTCGTCGCAATGATGTGGAAATCAAGCGGTATGAAGGAGATCCTCCACAGGAAACCTTTATGTCGACCGATGAACACCTCTATGAACTCTCCTATGAAAAGGCGGAACTTGCCAAGCGCATCACGACTTTGCTCAAGCAGGCAGCGGTTGACTGTGAGATTCACCGCAAGTTACACACCAAGAATGAACCGGGTCTGGTGTGTATGCGGTTTGATACCACCGTGGAAGGCGAAGATCTTGCCTTCAGACCGAACATTGGATCCGACGAACGCGATGTGACCTATTTGAAGAATAAGACACGTCGTGCTCGGACATTGGAGCGAATTCAGATTAAGGGGTGTTTGATGTTACGCGACCCGATCACCAAGGAGATCTTTGACGCACCCTCCTTTGAAGATGCGCGGCGCTTGCTCCTTGTTGGAAAGCAGATCTCAGACCGTCAGATTGAATGGATTACGAGCTCGCCTTGCTAGCGAGCAGAAGATCCTCTAGGAACTCGGAGCACGTATCAGCCCATGACGGGAACGCCTTCATCGCAATCGCCTCACGGAACTGGGGAAGTTTCTCAATTGCCTCCGCCATTCCCTTCGTAACATCCTCCGAAAGAGGAACGCTACCGAAAAGACCTAGGACCATCGTCTGACCCTGATAGAGGCGCACTTTTGTCGGAACTGTGATACTCGCACCCTCTAGGAACTCATAACTACCGACTGACGTCACAATCTGAGGCGCGCCCGTCTGCATATGCTCCAACTGGCAGAGACCGAATCCCTCACCATCCGACGTATTGATACCAATGTCGGATGCGTTGTAGAGACGATTGATGGCATCATCGGTGTAGACCGTCTGACCCGATGTATCTACAACAAGCAGACGATCCGCAACATCCGCAAGATCCAGACCGTTCGAAATCACCTCGGAGAGGAAGATCCGACGTAGGTCGTAGAAAGCACCCGTCTGTAGATTGGACCCAGTCGCAAATAGGAGATAATAGGGTGCCTTTGGATTCTTCTTCAGAAGACCGACGAACCCCTGAATGGTAAGATCCAGGCGCTTCCGTTCCGAGTTGCGATTACAGTTGAAAAAGACGATGGCATCCTCTGGGATACGGAGATCCGCACGAATCGCAGACCGCTGGGCAAGAGGTTTGAATACATCTGGGTCGGCAGCGTGACCCATGACCTTTACCTTCGCCTTACAGCCACCTGGGAAGTAGGACTTGTAAATATCGCGCCACTTCTCCGTGAAACAGTAGACGTTGTCCGACGCATTGTCAATGATGTCCATCAGATCCTGTGCGATTCCAGGGTAGAGTTGATCCACATAGGTCCACACGGCATAGGGAGACACACCCTTCTTATACTGAAGGGTCGTGAGGAACCGACCGATCACCAGAGGATCGTTGTAGAAAATTACCAGTTGAGGATTCACGGTCTCCAGGTACTCCTTGAGTCCCGTATAGTTGAACCCCTCCGCACGAGGCTCCTCGTTCGCAGTGGCATCATACGTGACAACCCCCGCGGGTGCCTTGCGAATATTGGCACGCGCAGGATGACGCTGGAATCCGTAGTGAAACAGCTTCACCGCAGGTTGGAGGGTTCCAATCTGACGAAGAAGGTTGTAGGCAACCTTGGAGTATCCAGTCGTCTGATCTACGTGCGTGCTGACGAGAACAACCCGCATCTTACAGCATTCTCTATCGCAGAGAGTAAATGGCATCTATCTACCCACCGCCCACAGTCCCCTCCTCCCAGCGCCCATTCTCTCCCCAGGACATTCTCACGCAGAAGAAGCGGTCCTTGCTCGTTCGTACGATGACAACCACGACAACTCCAGGAACCACGATTCTTGGATCCGCACTCTACAAGTGGAACCGTCCTGCTTCCCTGGCGATCGCTCTGAAGGGTGGAAATGCCCAGCGGTTTGCTCCTGCGACAGCGGGTGTTCAGGGTGTTCCAGAATCAACACTGCCGTGTTGCTCGTCTTAACAAAACGCTCTAGAAGGATAGATAAGGATGCCTGGAGGTCTTCTCCAGTTAGTGGCAACTGGGGCACAAACCCAGATTCTCTCTGGAAATCCAACGTTCACCTACTGGCGTTCGATGTACAAGCGTCACACAAACTTTGCTATGGAATCTGTTCGACTTGATTTCGATAATACGACCCTTCAGTTTCCACTCACCGGGGGTCCATCAACATTCCGGTGTAAGATCCGTCGTGTCACCGATCTGCTTCATGATTGCTACCTCTGCTTTAACTTGCCCGACATCTGGTCTCCGCTCTATTCCTCCGTCTCAAACCAGATCTCTGGAAGTGGTCCTGGATATGA